TATTTATATATATAGCTTGCACCTTGCACTAATCGCAGAAGATTTATTATCAATGATTTGCGTATTTCAAAAGAAAGACTTATCTTTGAACCCGAAAGTTAGGCAGACAAACAGCGGTCAAAGTTGGACAAGCCCAACGTCTGAAAATCGTTACTGTTTCGTTACCTATTTGAAATTTTGGAATATAAGACATTGTAGCATAAGTGGTTAGAGTTATAGGTTCAAAAACCTGTCTCTCCGCTGGAAAGCAGCTGTTCGGCTGCTTTTTTGTTTTTATGGAGGGTGATGACTCCGATATTCTGAAACGGAAACGGGGTGTTTCCAATGTTTTTATTGAGTTTTGAAAGGAGAGATGCTCGAGTGGTTGAAGAGGCACGCCTGGAAAGCGTGTATACGCCAAAAGTGTGTCGCGGGTTCGAATCCCGCTCTCTCCGCAGAATATGAAACCATTTTATGCTATGCGGGGTTCTTTTCGTTTGTTTTTCAATTATGTACTTATCTGAATTTTAGTCAAAACTTCTCGGTCTTTAGCCAAAAGTTCTTTTCATAGGTAAAAGAGACTGGTATTTTTAGTAATCCTTTCTTGTATATCATTCTCTTTTCTGTATATTTGCACCCGATATTTTTGAGATATCACATTTTTGTAATTCTGAAAATAGACTTGATGGATAAAATAAATGCGGTAATTACTGGAGTCGGAGGATATGTGCCCGATTATGTGCTGACTAATGATGAAATTTCTAAAATGGTCGATACCACTGACGAATGGATTATGGGGCGTATTGGTATCAAAGAACGACACATTTTGAATGAGGAAGGACTCGGGACTTCTTACATGGCTCGTAAGGCTGTAAAGCAGTTGATACAACGCACGAATACCAATCCGGATGATATTGACCTGATTATTGTTGCCACTACTACTTCTGATTATCGTTTTCCTTCCACTGCATCCCTTTTATGCGAAAAGCTGGGATTGAAAAGAGCTTTTGCGTTCGATATGCAAGCCGTATGCAGCGGTTTTTTGTATGCACTGGAAACAGGAGCTAATTTCATCCGTTCGGGAAACTATAAGAAAATTATAGTTGTAGGAGCCGAAAAGATGTCATCAATCATCAATTATACAGATCGCGCCACTTGTCCTATTTTTGGTGATGGAGGGGCAGCCGTCATGCTGGAAGCCACAACCGAAGATTTAGGTATTATGGATGCCGTATTGAGAACAGACGGCAAAGGATTACCTTTCCTGCATATAAAAGCCGGTGGTTCTGTATGTACCCCCTCCTATTATACATTGGATAATCAAATGCATTATATCTATCAGGAAGGACGTACTGTATTCAAGTATGCCGTAGCCAATATGTCCGATGCCTGTGAAGCTGTAATTGAAAGAAATCATCTTAACAAAAATGATATTGACTGGGTGATTCCTCATCAGGCCAATCAACGCATAATCAGCGCTGTAACGCAACGCTTAGGAGTACCTTCCGAAAAGGTCATTGTCAATATTGAACGATACGGAAACACCAGTGCCGGTACTCTCCCACTCTGCCTTTGGGATTTCGAGAATAAATTCAAAAAAGGAGATAATATAATTCTTACAGCATTCGGAGCAGGATTTGCCTGGGGAGCTATTTATGTAAAATGGGGATATGACGGCAGGAAGAAGTAATAAGTTGTTGTTATCAAAAGATACATACGATGATAACAACAAATAATGAATCAGTAATCTTTTTCATTTTATACAACTTTAGTGATTAGCTTTAAGCATCTGTTTATTAACATATTTAATCAATTGATATTACATTTCAATCCAGAATAATAGTAAAGAAAACAATTTTAAAAATAGCCAATATGTCACATTTATGAGTTCAAGTAGCTAATATACATAAATGTTATACATGGATTAGTCGCACGAATTATAATAATTGGTCGCACATTATGTACACCATATAATAAATGGAGCGAAGGTAAAAACATAAAAAAAGCACTAATATATCAAATATCAGTGCTAAGTATCTCTTCTTAATTATTTTTCGCGGTGCGTACGGAACTAACACATTTTACTATTATACTGATAATCAGCAAAATACTTGTTAAAAATATATTAATGGTATCATATTTATATCATCTCCGCTTATTTTCTTCTATAATTTTATGCAGTGCTTCTATCTGCATCATCGCACCTTCATAAGCTGCTTTGTAGTTGACATTCGCATCAATATCCGTCTCAATCATATTCCCTTTGCCAGTACAAAGCCACTTCACATTCAATTCCGGGAACTTATCCACAATACGAGCTATTATATCAGTTCCAATAGCCCCCTTCCCGTTCCTTATGGAATTATAAATGTATCTATTTGATAATTCACAATAAGCCTCAAACGAGTTCTCACCTTTGACAACTCCCTTATCACGTGCATACCTTGCAAATTTTCGTAATCTGTCAATAGCCCTTTCTTCCATATCAAATAATCTTTTGACTTATTATGCGTAATGCTTGCCACATCCCCCTTATTTCTCTTCTCTCGACATCTAACTGGCCATGCTTGGGGTTATCAGCCTTTAAAGTCAGCACATTATCCAAGAAAAGACTGTTTTTCAATATCCGCTTGACTGAAAGTGTTTTCCCATACACAATACTCACAACTCCTGACGCGCTTTCCCACAAACCTTCTTCTATTTTGCGAGCAAGAATTTTAGCTCCGTCCGGTATAGTTGGCTCCATGCTGTCACCACGTACCTGAAAGACCATATAAGAATCATCAAGCACTTCACCTTCTTCCGGCATGACACCATAAGAATCAATTTCATAAGCTGTGTTATATAAGCTTTCGACAAATGAAGCCGCAGCATCTATCGGAACATATTTTACTTTTACAAGAATATCTTGAAGATAAGGAGCTACTTTACTAATCGTAGAGTCTGATTGCATTCTCGCATTTTTCAGAGCATCCCTAATATCCTTCTCCGAAGGTTCTATCTGTCCTGATGGAGTCTTTGCAAACAAACCTTCTCCAGTATATAGCCATGCCCTGCTCACATCATACTTCTCACAAAAAGCATCAATTGTTTTTTTACTTGGTAACTGAATCCCTTTTTTTATACTGGTAAGAGTTGATTCACTGGATATAATATTGTCTTTCTTCAATTTATACCCACTCAAACCACAATATGAAATTGCTTGCAAAAACCTTTTTGAGAGATCACTCAATTTTTTATCGTCAACTTCTTGCATACTTCGTAAATTAAGTAGTATATTTGCATCCGTAATAGTAGCAGTATTACCACATAAATTGATTAAACATCCTATTTGGAGTTTATATATAGAAATCCGTAAATAGCTGCTACCTATTTGCGGATTTTCTTTTTCTCCACATTGTGTAATCGGCGGTAGGCCGCATAGCGGAGAGACAGAGGGTTACACTCTTACAACTCAATACTGCGAAGGGCGTGCGATATTGAGAGGCAAACGAAACCGGGATGCCTGCACAGCTACAAGTAAGCGAAAAATCCGGGAAGTCGGGTAACTTGTTAATGCCCGGCCAGCTAAGAACGGCGTACTTATACGAACGAGACATTTCTTATGCTGCATATAGCAAAAACGGGAAACCGTCTAAGGGCTAACTATGCAGCAATCCAGCACCTTACCGAATGAGATCGTCTTTTACTTCTTCAATTATTACAATACTAATAGAACGACATTACTTTTTTTTTCAGAAAGCTTTCTTTTTACGCAAGCCTCACTTGTATAACATTTTATAAACCAGCAACTTATATTAAAACATGTTTTATAACATACGATATACTACAAATTTTATGAAGTATTTTATTGTACTTCTGAAAATATGAAGTATACTTGCAACGTCAAACAAACAAAGAGTGTAAGTTTGAACAACAAGAAAGCTGGCGACTTCAAAAGCCACTTACTACATATCTCATTGGCAAATGTAGTTGTTAGCTTTCTTTTATGCAAATTTTTTGTGGAAAATTTAAGTATAAAATAGAAAATAATATGAAAGTAACAAAGAAAGATATTCTAAGCATTAAAGCTGGTTCTTCCAAAGTAATGCAGCTGGATTCTTACAAGGATTGCGTCAATGCAAGAAGCTACGCCTATCAATTAGCTTTTACTGATCCCCGTGAAGACGTTGAAAGATATTCAATATCCATCGACAAAGATAAAAATCAGATAACCATCGAAGCGATAAAGAAATGAACCGTTCAGATGCCAAAATGATTGCAGAAGAACTGCACAAGTTTATTCGCAATGATGTGAGAAAGGCTGTAACAGAAATGGCGACTGCTGAAACCGAAGAGTATTTGAATGCCAAACAAGCTGCTGTATTTCTCGGATGGAAGTTGCAAACCTTATACAATCGAATACATGATATTCCTCACACCAAAAATGGCAAGAGTCTCATTTTTACCAAATCAGCTTTGAGAAAATTCATGGAAAGAAAATAATCCCGGACGGATTTGGCCGTCTTTCCGGGAACTAACAAAACGTTCTTTGACATATTGTATAGTCTGAACAAATAAAGACTTAAAACAAGGTTTACTGCTTATCTAAAGGGCGAAATAGACCGACAAAGTAGCCAAAGCGGATTAGTGAAAAGAGTGTGAATACGGACTGCCAACAAGAGGATGCAGCACACGAATCACTAAGTTATCAAAAACAACTTATATTATGACAAAGTAAACGTAGGGCGTTTATAAATACATTCTTAACTGAATAGATACTTTAAATGATATATATACCCGTGCTTCGCAAGAAGCGGTCACCGCTAAAAAGCTACGGCCAACAATCCATCGGAACGCGGACGGGAACACATTTTAAATGCTAAAAGTATGAAAGGAATTACAGAAATGACCGAGCAAGAGATTCTTGCGTTAACGGAGGAAGATGTACAGAAATTGATTAAACTCCGCATGATGGAGGAAGGTATCAAAATTATGGATAAGCCGGAGGTTCCCGAATTGTTTGAGATTGAACCTGCTGATTTGAAAGTGTTCACGATCCCATTCTTTGAAGGTTACGCTTTTACAGACATGGAAGAAGCGAATGCGGTAGCAGAAGCATTACGTAATGCGAAAACCCTTCGCAAAGTTGAATACGATTGGAACAAACTCGGAAGCGACTACAAATATCTCGTCAAGAAAGATAAATACAATTACTCTATCAAGCCAGACTTTGAGGTTAACTGTGGCTTTGTGTATTCAAGTGAACTATACGAAAAGATTTCAAACTTTGCCGCACAGAACAAGGTTATGAAAGAACAAGCAGCGAAAGACCAAAAAGAATATGACGAAAAGATGCAAGAAGCGTCCGGTATTATCTCGGAAATAAGCGGACGGGTTAAAGAGGTCAAA